TTTTGATGGCCTGTTTTTTCAGATCTTCGGATTTCATTAACATACCTCTTTTCCTAAAGTTTACTTAATAATTCAATTAGCTTATTTTCTGTTGGCTGGGTGAGTTTGGGCTCCGGCGGTTTTTCCGACTCGCCGTCAACCTTCAAAAAATTAAAAAGCGCCGCGTTAACGACGTCTTTAATATCTGCCTTGGTTAGGGTCTCCGGTGGTTTTGCTTTGGCCGCGCCTTTTCGCATCAGCGCGACAACGCTTTGCGCCGCACTTGCCGCGATGGTATCACCTTCACCGTCTGCATCCTCGTTGATCGCCGTGGCGAAACCCCAGGCGGCCGCATCTTCCGGCGCGATCCACGTTTCGCCATCCAGCAGTTGCATCAACTCGGATTCGTCCAGGGTAACGCCGCGCTTATACGCCGCAACAATCGCCTGTTCGATACTGTCCAAATCGTCGGCGGTTTTTCGCATCTGCTCGGCGTTGCCTTGCGCCATCGTCCACGGGTGATGAACCATCAGCAGCGACGCCGGCTCCATGATCCGCTCATCGCCAGCCATGAAGATGACCGATGCAATTGAGCACGCGAATCCTTCGCAGTGGGTGGTGATGCTCGCGCTGTGATTTTTCAGCGCGTTGTAGATGGCCAACCCCTCGGCCACCTCGCCGCCCATGCTGTTGATCCACACGTCGATATGTGATGCGGTGCTTTCTTTTAGCTGGTTTGATAGCAGTATCGCCGATACGTCGCTTTCCAACCATGGCCAGCTGGTGATGTCGCCGAAAATATACAATTCGGCATTATCGTCGCTAATCTGGTTTAATGCAAAATATTGTTTATATTTCTTCATCGTTTCCTCCTGCTTCATCCGGACTGCTACCGGGGGATTCTTGCCCTGCCTTTTCGATTGGCTCGTAATTTTTCGTGATGTAGTGTTGATTCGCGAACGGTTCGCTGATTTCATCCTCGCCCAGCTTGCGCCGAATTTGGTTAATCGTGAACGCGCCACTCGAAATTAACTTGTCAATGGCGTCGCCGGTGCTCATGATGTCAATGTGCTTGATTCGCGATGTATCAATTTTGACGCGCCCACCATTCGCAAAGCCCTTTCTGCCGTACCGTTTCGCGGTGATTTCTTCTTGCATCATCACGCACAGCGGATCAATGCAAAATGTCAAAAAATTGTCGATTGCGTCAGCGGTGCCTTCAACTTTGCCGTTTAAAATTTCCGGCGGGATACCAAACGCTTGCGCGGTGACGTCTCGCACGTCGTCGATCAGCGCCCGAATGTCGCGACTCTGCTCGTTGCTGTAGGTTTTTTGCGACAATTCCTCATAGCGCATCGCGTCATCCAACGGCATAGCCGATGATTCCTTGTCGTAAAAATCTTTAAACGCTTCGGAATAGGCGTTGAGTAGCACTGCCCGTTGTTCATCATTCCCGGCGTTTAGCCCCTTCATGTACAAAACGCCGTGGCTCCCGCGGCTCTTTGTGAATGCGCTCATCGAATAGTCTAATAGTTTTTGATAATTCGCTAAAAACGCACCCACCCACCGAGCGGTGTTGCCGGCCGGCATTTTGAAATACAAAACTTCATGCTGGGTAAATTCGCGATTGAGCATCAGCATCGGGGCGTTGCCCCTGCCGTTAAAAGTGATATCGCGAAACGTCGCCTCTTTGGTTGCGTACTGGTCGACGGTATAACTATCCGCTACCAGTAGCTGGCCGTATCGCTTTCCGGTTTCATCGGTGCCTGGCATTTCGATGACCAACGCCTCGCCGGCGGTCATTAGTTTTTTTATCCACTTATGGATAAATTCGGATGACCCCTGATTGACGTTGGGCGCCACATTCCACAAAAAGTACTCCTCACCGAACACCTCCTCGCCGCCCATATAGGTTTTGAACTCGCATTTCCCGATGGCATTGGCGATCAGCAGCACACACTGATCGAACGCGATCCGCTGAATTTCTGCGCCGCTCCTTATCATGTCGGACAATTCTTCATCCGAAAACGGCACGTCTGTGATCGTCCCACTTTCGGCCGTTCGCCTAAAAACATGTATTTTAATCCAATTTGCTAAGCTTGCCAAACGTTCACCCCCTTTCGGTTAAAAAGAACTAAACACCTTGATTTGATCGATACCGCAACTGTCCCCCAGCAAATCCTCAATGGTCATCGCTGAAACCAGTGCCATAAAGGGGTCGGTTTTCCGGCTTTTTGCTTCGATCTTTGCGTATATGAAATTGCCGGTGTCAACGCCGTTTTTCTTGGCTGATGGTATCAACATGGTATTATTGGTTGCCCACCTCAGCACTGGGTTATCGCCCCAACAAAAAAGTTGCTTATTAAAGCAACTCGCGATGATCGGCTGAACCCGCATGATGTCAGACGGGCGAACCATTTTGATGTTGTTGTAGCTGTCAGCGTCAAAGCCGATTTTTGCAAGGGATGTGCGCATCAGTGCATACCGGAAACCATCAAGGGCGATCCCTTGAATGGCATACCGCTTTCCCATTTCGCTGATGTAGTCGGTCAGCAGTTCCGGCGCAATCTCCACTGCGTCAACCGGCGTGATCATTCCGGCCGCCGCCCATTCGCGCCACGGTGCCCTGATCCGGAAAAGTTCAGGATTGCGGATGCACAGCCATGAGTGGCAAATATCAAAACGTTCTTTGCCGCGCTTGAAGTGGAAAACCACAGCCGCCAAGTCGCGCATACTGGCGTAGTCGATGCCGACCGTGCACAGCCAACCGGCCATATCCGGCATGTCGCGGTTGGTCGCCGCGATGTTTTCCCATTCGGTGACGGCCAGCTCCATGTTGGTTTTGGGGAAATTCATGCGCTTAGTCATAAATTCCAGATTTGTCATGGCGTCGGTTTTTCGCTTGATATTTTCCTGTTCGATCTGAAATCTCAAATCTGGAAAATATTTTAAAGATGGGTTGGCTTTATCCCACATTTCGGGATTGTCGGCCTCCTCTTCTTTGTCGATCTTAAAGATCAACGGGCACAGCCGCAGGCCTTTCGTCTTGCCTTTCAGCACGTCCCGTGCAACTTCCAAATCCTTATCCAGCACGCCGTCCCGCACATAGCCGTTCGTGGTGATCTTGAATGTTCGGCTATGTGGCACTTTCCCGAAGCCGCTTTGAAATGTCCCCAGTGTTTCAGACGATTCGTAGGCGTGTTCTTCATCGACGATCAAGCAACCGGAACGCTTGCCATCCTTGGTGTCGGCGTTGCTCGTGTTGTACTTGATATAACTCCCGGTATTCCGGTTCGTAATCTCGGTTCGATTCCAGCGAAACCACTTCTTTGACGTGGTCGCTGTTTTTTCCAGCATGTCGTACACGTCGAAAAATGACGTTTTCGCCTGGTCCTCACTGTTCGCGATGATGTCAACGTTATACCCTTTGACGCCGTGATATTTGGTTGTTAGGTACCACGCCATTGACGATATAAAACCATTCTTCCCATTCCCGCGCCCCATCATGATGAAAAATTCATTAAAAACCAAACTGCCATCGGGATATTCAACATGCATCAACGCAATTACCGCTTTCTCCCACGGGAACAGCTTATATTTAAAATATTTTTCCATCAGTTCGATGGCTTTGGTTGATTTCTCGGCATTCAGATTGACGCCTTTTTGACTGATGGTTTTATAGATATAATCGACAGCTTGCGCCATTTCGGCACTGGCTACGCATTCGCCCCGGGAGATCGGCAATAAAAAATCATCTACATACTCACATTTCATCGTCCAGGTCATCCACCTTTGGCGCCGGTTCGTCGAGGTGCATCTGTGCACGCATTTTCAGCATCTGGCCAACCAATTTATTTAGGTCTTGCACACTGTCGTTGGTTTTGGTGTTCTTTGTCCCGTTCGACGTGGTAACCACAACCTTTGTCCCGCGCTTTTCGATGTCGGTGGTTAGGCCTTCTTTACAGTCCCACATATCCATATAGGTCGCGATCATATCCTCGGTGGCCTTATCCATCACTCCGCCATTACGCGCCAGCACCTGCTCGCGCAAATCCGTTTCAATCGCTTTTCTCAGTTGCGTTTTTGCCATCTTTTTCACCTCTTTCTTGCTAATTCTCCTCGCGTGTGTGTTAAATCGCGCGCGAGCGATTTTTGAAATGTCGGGATCAGCCCCGACTAAGCCGCTATAAATTAATTTTTACTTTTTTCAGACCGGGGTCTTCATTTTTTTTAATCACGCGCGCGACACTCACCACCGCTCGCGCGTCACAGGCTTGCTCTTTCGATGCCGCAAACGTTCCGAATGACACACCTCTTCGTGGCAGCGCTTGCACACACTTATAAGTTGTCTATGACTAACACCATTGCTGTCTGTGTAGGTGTCTGATAGTCTTAGGTCTGGTCTATCCTTTAAGTGTTTGACATGATGCACAATCTCTGCGCGTGAATGCATTGGCCTATGTGCATACCCTTTACCCGTTCGGCATAGATAGCACTCATAGTGATCGTGTTTGAGTATCTCTTCACGTTTGCGTT